GTTTCTTTCGATCTCCTTCGTTACGCTGCCCTGGACCACGGTTTTCTTCCCATGCTTGAAAATACTCTGGTTTGGTTCGACAAAGATGCCACAGGTGATTAGTTTTATCAACTTTGTGCCGACTACAGTAACCAGCTACGGGACATTCGCAATTCATGCTTCCACCAAAGTTACTTTGTAAACGATCCTGGGGCACGTCGGCAAACAAAGAGTCTGACAACAAAACGGAATTTGCCCAAATTGCCCAGGTTCTCCACATGGGCCAAAGAAACACGATAAACGAAGGTACTTGTAAATTAGAGAAATTGGTTCACAAGTGCTTTCGTCAAATTCTGGATACTTGATCCATGTCGTTTCTCCAGCATCGTAGTCGGGATTTTCCCATTGAAACGCAATAGCTGCTGTTTGGTTGTCAACTCCATTAAGCATCTGCAACGCGAGAACACGAAACACCCGGTCTTCGTCGTCGAGAGTTATGCAATTAACCTTGATCGCAAAAGTTGTTGAGCAAATTGTGGCGTTCTGACTAATCCATTCGTCTCGATTGTTTCCAAAGAGGTCTAAGTCTAGCTCAAAGTCATTAAGCGGACAATTTGGCTCGCTTATGTCTGACTCAACAAGTTGAAAAATCGCTTTGAGCCTGTTTGGAAAACATTTAGTTTCCGGCTCGAATCTATCCTCTGGTTTTTCTCCTTTTAGACAAAAGCATCCGCATGGAAAGCAATCTAAATCGTCAATGGCTGTCACCCAATACTGCCAATTATCAAATGCTCCTTCAATAAATGAAAAGTTGCCTACTTGCACTCCTCCCACGTTGTAGCACGGCTCTCCTTCATTTTCGATACACGTAGCTGCAACTGGGACCATACCGCCAAAACTGCCAAGAGAACCACGGAGCATCACTCCAGGCTGATAACAAGCAAATGCGTCTGCTTCATCTGCTGATGGACCTCCGTAGCCAGCACTAGGCCACGGGTGCTCGACACTTACTGGATCTCCATCACCGTAGACTGTGATGCGAATGCGAGCGTTCGCAGTGTCCATGTTGAGAGGTTCGTACCAGACTTCGTAGGTGCTGGTCTGTGGATTGCCTGCACGGACCTTATAGACGGACCTCGAACGCAATTCTTTCAAACGAAAATTCGCGATCCAGCTACCTTTGTCATGCTGCGGTTGGTGGCAAATTGTCGTTGCCAATGGACCTGGATCCCCGTTATCAGTTACGTATTCATTCGTAAGGCTCCAGTCTCCATCTATGACATGCCAACGCCCGCTTGGGGGAGTTGCATCGACTCTCGCAAACGTATCATCACCGAGCTTGCAGTCTAAGCAGCAACATAACCTGGGAGCCATTACGGTTCCTCCTCGCCTTCATTCCACGCTTCAAGTACGGCCGCGTAGGGATCGTCGTAGAGGTCGCATGTCCTGTTCGTTGCGCTCCAGTGGCAGGGAGTGTAAGTGAAAGGTGGCGCGTACGGATCGAGACTCGGAAACACTTTCTCATCGGCCCAACCGTAATAGCCGGTCATATTCGGTAGATCAAAGAGTTGCTTTGAGTGATCTACCACCTCAGCTTCTGTCCCGATCAGTGATTTGTTCATCGAACAGGAAACACCGTAGATTCGAACATTTGCTACGGGCAAGCCTTTGTACGGTCCGTTCATCGCGACCTCGCAATCAAGAATCACATACTCGATCGACCTGCCACCGCCACCTATATAGACTGATACGGGTGGAGTCGGCCAAGGTATTTCTTTTTGCAGCTTGTTCTGAAATCGCGACGAGGTTTCTCCGTTTTCATAGGAAAACCTAGCATGGGTCAATCCTGCCGTGATTTCTTGCTCAACTATGCCTTGGAAGATTTGATCTAACGGCGATTCAAGTACCGCGTACCACGCTTGGGCCAAAGGAACCAAACCAGCGATTTTCGGATGGAAATGTTGAATGACCACCTTTTTAGGTTGCCCAGCTGCGGTCGAAGGCTCATCCCATGCCAACTGAGTGATCGGCGATGTTTGCTTTTTTGCATCCCACTTCAACAGCTCGACCTCCACTGGCAGTGTGATCTCGGGAGTGAAGTCCCATTTGAGCCGCTTTTCTGCGATCGCAGAATCAATACCGCTCCGACTGCCCGTCGCCTGAAGGTTTGCCGTCGTGGCTATACCGGTTCCTAGCTCGTAGACATAGGCCAGTCCCTTGAGTGCGAGCAGCTTTTCGATTGCACTAGCAAGACTTTCGTTCTGAAAAACAATGTTGGTCGGGATAGTGCTATCGGCGATCGTTACTGTTGGAGCATCCGGAGACAATGCGAACAGCTCCGCAAATATCTCGCCTAGCGTCCAAGGAGATCCGTTGTTTGTAGTCGACTCCTCGAAAATGAAATTATCAGATTCTTCGTCAACAATCTCGATAATGACATTGAATCGGCGCTGAACCATAACATCGGATAGAAATTTTCTCGCATCCTTTAACGTCACTTCGACAACGGTATGGTCCATGCCGTCGGGAACCCGCGAAGATACGGGATAGTAGTCTTTGAACTCGTAGGATTCTTCCTCGGTCCATTGGTCGTCTTCAAAGATCCATTTTCGAATGGTAATCGTCAGAGGCCCATTCTCCCCCATGATCTCGCTGGCGACTTCATCGCGAAACAAGAGAACGGCTTTCCCTGGATAGGTACCCCTTTCGGTCTCGATAAAGGTCCGAGCATCTCTAAAATCATCAGGATTTAAGGCTCGATGTTCCAGTATCTCCCAGGTGTAGGAAATCATATCTGCCATTACGCCACCATTGCCCCGTAGCGCCCACGGAATCCAAAACCCGGTTCTGGCTCAAATGGAATGTAATCAAGTCTGTGTTCAGATTTTTCGGGTGGGCGACCGGATTCCAGCCACAAAATAGCCTCTTGCACGCCTGCTGCCGCCGCTTGCTCCACGGTCATGAGTTGAACACCACAGCGACAATTGAAACCGTTTGGAGGGGTCCAGTAGTCCCAAAACGGATCGTCTCGACGGTAGATATTTGTTCCGCTCAATCCGAGCGATTCAAGAGCTAGGTGATTACTTCGCACTCTTGCGTCATGAATCGCCAGATAGGCCTGATAGGGGAAGGCCTCCATCACGAGCGGATCGCGAGCGATCGTTTCTCTGCCGTCGCGAAAAGCGGATTGAACATTGGTTCGGTAGATCGTTTCGATTCGAGCATCGCCCAGGCCTGACTTCTCAAGAATTTCCCCAACGCGATTCTTAAACCCATCGAGGGAGGTACCGGTAGAAAGATCTTGGATTAATTCGTCACGGACGCGTTCGATCGTATCGAGGGTGATCTCACCGGTAATCATGAACGCGTTTTGCTGGGCAACATTGCTTGCAAGATCCCACTGTTCTCGCGAAATGATATTCCTCTCCGATAGCCGCTTCATGGCATTGAGAATGATCGAAAACCGTGGCTCGAAATCGACTGGTTCCTGAGTTTCTTCTTGAAACCAGCTCGGCGGATTACGATTCGATCGAATCCCTGTAGAGAATTCCTCGAGAAGCCAACCTGGGAATTGTTTGGCTACTTGATCTGCTCCCAAGATCCAGCTCGATAGCTTCGATGCTGTGAGATGAGAAATCAACATCGGTCGGTAGGCGTCGACAGCCCGTTGAATCATGGTCGGAATCGCGTTTGGCATGATAATGGCAGAATTTACCAAAGTTGAGGCAATGTCCTTTTGTACCAATGCGTAAAGCGATTGGGCCTCAAACAACGACTGCTGAAGAAGCGATTCCGAGATAGCAACCATTAATCATCCTTTGTCAGATCGATCGGAGGTTTGTTCGGCATCGCCATCATTTCCCGATGCCCCTTCGCGACCCTTGCTGCTTGTTCATCCGTTAAACGGAATCGGGGATCGCCTCGGTAAGGCTCTTCCTGAGGCAGTGAACTTGTGCTTTCTGGCTTTACTTCATCCTGCGGATCGCTCTTTACCTCAGGAGAGGCTTCACCTGTAAATCGCACGCCCGCTTTTCGAGCGGCGTCCATTCTCAGGGAATGCTTTTCTTCCAGCTCGACGAGTCGGGCTTTTTGTTCATCCGTCATAGGTTCTTCCAACTCGATCATTTCTCGCAGTTGATCAAGGTTGATTGCATCAATCAACGCTTGGCCATCTTCGGAAAGCCCTACTTGTGTCGTGAGCGGAAATCGATTGCTGTCAGCAAGTTTAAGTTCCATCGCCTGTGCCCTTTGTTTTTTCGACCCATTGTTGCCCCATTAGCCCAATAGCCACATCATCCGGAATCTCTCCGGTCCTAAGCTTATTGGCCAGGTCTTGCTCCATTGAGGTCTTGAATTCGCCTAATTTGCGATCTTCTTCTTCGATCCGAGACTCAAGATACTTGATCGCTTCATTTCTATCTTCGATCAGTCGTGTCTGACCTTTATCACTTGTATTATCGATTACCGATGTGTCAATATCCTTTCTTCTTTTCAACAATTCTAAAGTTGCTTTTCTCGAAGCTATATTCGCTTCCATCGCTATGGAAAGGGGAACCGTCCGAGGCATCTCTCCTCGTTTCAACGCATTCATCGCCCGTTCAATTACGCCACTCGTCGCACCGGAAACTCCTCTGTCGACAAAAACGTGCTGCGGAGTGAATCCAGCAGCAATCGCTTCATCGAGTTTCTTCTCGAGCTTCGGATAATTTGCGGAAGCTTGATCAAGCACAATGGGATACTTTTTCACATCGAAATGGTTCTTCGTTGCGGTGCCTTTGCCGGATCCTCCTCCACCAGCCAAGATCAGCATTCTTCCATTTCCCTTGCCTTTGGTCTCCTTCAAAGCCTCTTTGTACAAACGATTGTTCAATTCTGCGCTTGCTTCATGTACCTCATGCGCATTTGTACCCCTGTATTGCGGGAATTGCGACCTCCAGTCGTCGGTATTGAGAATGACTCCTTCGAGCTTTCCATCTTTCCCTAGCCTTCCGTGGTTTTGGAGGTAGGATTTTCGATGCTCAGGCCAGTTTCGCTGAGCACTTCGCATTGTTGCTTTTTCAACAAACTGAGCCGTTTCTCGGTCTCTCTCCCACTTGTCTCCCTTCCAGATCATTCCGGAATCTAGGCTGCGATCGCCGGTTTTTGGAACTCCCAGTGCTGCACGAATTGCTCCAAGCGTCTGCTCTTTGATCGCATCTCGCTCCTTTTTAGTTTTTGCGGATGCAAGCAATGCAGCTTGGATTTGAATTGCCTCACTGACTGATCCGCGAATTCGAGAAAGTCGATCAAAATTAGATGCAGCACTTTCGGCTGCTTCAGCTCGTTTGGCGTTTTCATCAACTGCCAGGACGTTTCCTGCGTCAGTTACCCGTTCGGCTCGTCGCTTGTTGGCGACCGCTCGATAATCGTTTGCCTCTTGTTGCAACAGTCTAGAGACATAAGCCTCCAGTTCAACCTCTTGATCAAACGTCGATTGCTCTTCTTCGAATGCACCGAAGAGATCGAAACCGGTTTGGGTAACCGATCCGGCTGAAGCCATCTTGCGAGCAGCGGTTTCAATTTCCCGATTGGTCCACTCGCGTTGATCGTTCGATTCTCGGTCCTCAAGCTTCTTGAAAAGCTTTTGCTGGAGCTCTGGATCCTTGAGGTGACGAGCAACCGCGATTGCCTTGTCTTCGTCCAGCCGTCCCTCGGTGACCATCTGAAACGGCTTGTCGGCCAAATCCTTCAAAATGGCCGCATCAGCCGCCACCTTGCCAGTCATCGAGATTCCTGCTTCCTTCAGGTGTTCGATGCTCTTCCCAGAATCGCGAAGATACTTGGCCGCATCGATCGCAGAGCCTCGCCCCTCGGCGATGTTCGCCAACGCCCCTCGAGCGCGTGCCTCCTGAGCCGATTCGGCCTGGATATATCGAACGTTGATTTGGCCCGCGTTCAATCGCGTGGCTAGTTCATGCCTGTGGTGACCATTAACAACGAAGTCCTGACCCGTTTCTGGATCTCTCCAAACGAGAAGAGCCCCCGCCAACTCGGGATTCCACTTGTCAACGCCTTTCAACTCCGCTGTAACGCCTGTATCGTCAACCCCCTTAACCTTGTATTGGAACCGCTTTGGATCGACCTTGAGGCTATCAACCGGAACGGTGTAGACGTCTTGGTTATTGGGGTTCTTTGGAGTCGCGTCATCTCGTTTCTTAGATTCAACCGGTTTACCGTGAAGTCGTTCGGCGATTTTCGCGACTAAAGAGGGTTTTGCGCCACCCGCTTTAATGTTGTACTCTCGTTGAAGGTCTCGCAGCTGCTTGGTCGTGAGAATCGATAGGTGCGAAGAGATCTCGCGCAAGGCTGACTCGGTTCGCTCTCCCTGAAGGACGGTTCGAATTTTGTCTTTGGCAGCCGCAACTGCCTCAGGGCTGTTCTTTTCGATGAACCGACCGTCTGGACCTCGTGGGTGATCGATTGCTTTCCAAGTACCCATCCGCTTTACTGGCTCGGAGTAGGCCTTTTCGAACATCTCTTCGGCATCATCGCCAAAGATGCTTTGCAGAATCTCGGCGATCGGTTCAGCGAAAAGATTTGGATCGATGTCCTTCTCATCTATGCGTACGGTGCTCATCAATCGCGAAGGGATTTGAAGCGATGGACTGCCGGGTGCAGCTAACTGCTGTACTGGCTGCTGACCTGATTGGAAACCTCCGGCTCCGGACTGTTGTTCCATCGCCACTTGCTCCAACGGCTTAAAGCAAATATCGAAGTCCAGTGCTTTTCCCCAATTCAGCATCACGAGCGGTTCTAAAGTGAAACGCAAATCACGAAAGATTTGAGTCACCCAAGAATCCAAACCAGAATAGAAAGCTGCGAGCGAGACCCGTTTTCCGGCCCAGCCACCGACGCCATCGGAACTGATCACGTCATCCGGAATTTCCATTCCGATGCGGATCTCATCGTCCAGATCCTTGGGGAACTGCAAAATGTGAGCGGGGTTACTCGATACTGTTGCATCGTGGATCTCCCATTTCGGGTTGCCCATTGCATCCCTGGTTGTAGGATAGGTCACAGTTCCACCGGCGGCGCGTTGTTCGGCAATTTGGACGGCCAGATCGCGAGCCGCTACAGGATCGTTTTGTCCATCGATGTAGACTGACTCCTCAGGAAAGCCAATCTTCATGCCTCCGTAGGCATCCTTGTGCATGTAGAGTCGCCGAGTATCAAGCGCAGCACCGTCGAGCCATTTGTCAGCCCAGGGTGAGTACGCGCCCAAGAGTACGGGGGTTCCGTAGTCTTCGCCCGCATCGGGATTGAAGCTGTGAAACCAACAATAGGGAAACGGTAGATCGACTTCTCCGCAATTTGTGATTCTCTTTACTCGAATCCCGTAGCGATCCCCTTTATCCTTCAGGAGCAAGACGTCTGAGGCGTGCCGAGGCAACAAGCGATCAATCTCTATAAGATTGTGCTCCGATAATCGAACCGTGACTTCTCCACCGCTCCAGCCCCAAATCTGAGCTTTGAGAATCTCAGGTAAGTAGTTAGTCCAGATCGTTTCGACCTGCCTTTGAACCCAAGCACCGACGGCAGGATTTCGCGACTTTACCCCGTGTACCCAGATCGGTTTACTACTCGAGTCGTAGCCTTTTTGGTAGGCAAGCTGAACGTTATTCAGAGGAGCCTGTCGCATAGCGAGGCACAATCGCACCTGCGGATCCAGCAGCATGGCATAGATCGTATCAAAGCTAAACGGTGGCAGATCACGTGGTTGTTGAAACCACGTACGAACCATGGGCCGGTAACCTTTGGTGACCGGTTGGGTAGGTTGGTCCGAAGTTGGCCGCCTGGTGAACAGAGATTTGATTTTTTGCAACATCGGTCATTCCTCAAGTGAATCACCAACCGTCGCAGTTTCGCAACCGACAATATATCAGCTATTTTGGATTGTTAGATACCTTTTGCAAATACAGCTTAAAGGATTCGGTCTGCCGCTTTCTCGCGAGATTCTCATCGTCGAAGGCTTGCAGGAAAAGTTGATAGACTCGTTCGAAGTCGGTCGGATCATATTTGCCCTCCTCAATTGTCTTTTGTGCCCTGACGCGAGGGAGGTTTTCCCGCAATGCTATAATCTGTTCGTCTTTTAATTCGAATGGGTTGAGCCCAAACCAAAAGGCAATATCCGCTCGAATTCGGTTTTTTTGACTGAGCTTTTCGGACCATGCATCCAGAGCTAACCAGATCTGCCAAGCTTCACTGACCGTTTCCACACCGATCGATTTTGCAAAGAACAAGAGCGATTTCGAGTCGAAAAGCAACCAGTTTCCTTTGAGCATCTGAGTCCGGAGCTTGTCGCGGATCTCTTCTGCGCGAAGCAAGTCTACTTCGATCTGCTTTTCACCAATCTGGAGCTTCATTCTTCCTCCTCGATTTCTTCCTCGTCTTTAGTGGTGAGCTTCTGCGCATCCTCGCCAGTCACCTTACTTGGACGATGCTTGAGACGATAAGGAACGATCCAAAACGCTCGATACAGAGGTTGGCCGAACAAGTAACCAACTAGATGGGACTGAAATTTCATTTTGCCAGCCGGGACCAACGTTACATCGCCTACCTTGATCTTGCCCGGTGGCGGAATCTCGTAGCACACCCGCTCCGCGCCACCGATCCAGTAAATAATCATGCTGCCAGCGTAGCTTTCAATCCATCTTTCTATTCCCGCCTCGTCCGATGCTTCAAAGGTCGCATCCGCTTTCGATGCGTCAAATGTGCTGTAGCTCAACCCGTTTGGTCCCAGCGTAACCGATGCGCTCGACTTAGCTTCCTCGTGATATTTGAAGTGCGCTTCGAAATGTAACCAACTGTTGGCGGGTGGGGGGCAGGGATTGTAATACGGTGACAAACCCGTGGGCGTGTTGAATAGGACGTTCGACTGCCCAGCATGATTCCGAGGGTTGCCATCATCGCATAGATCCACGATTCGATCGTCTTGATGATTGTGCTTCAGTGCTGCAATACCGTAGTCTTCATTCAGATTCTGGAACGGTCCTAGGATCTTTACAGAATTGTCCCAGTTCGCCCAAGTGAATCCAAGAGGTTGAAACAGGCCTGAGAGACCCATCAAGGAAACGATGTTGGAATTTTCCGGACCAATGGTGGTATACCGAAGATTGAAGGAAAACTGATTGCCAAAGAGATCTTCCTCTACGTCCAGACTCTCAAGCATTGTTCTAGCGCCGTTAACAAGAGCATAGCTCAATCTCGATTCCAAGATAGCGCGAAAAATAAGCCAAGCCGTAACGCGAGGTACTAATGGGCTGAGCGTGATCTGTGCAGAAATGGTATTCGCTGAGGAAGCTATATTCCTTCGCGACATTCCCACACGGTGTTTTGCCTGAATATCAATTACGTTGGGTGGAAACGGGTTTGATGTTCGCTTCTCGGTGTCCACAATCACGAAGTCTGCTCGTCGTTTGTTGGCCGATACGCTCCAAGAAATCTCTCGTGAGAAGTTCTGAGGCTTTTGGAAGCGAACGTAGCTACGATAGTCATCGACACTATCGGGAATCTCTCGATTGTTGCGTGTCATCGTGATTTCGATGTAGCCAGTGATTCTCCGCGTGGTGTAACCGCTAGCATCGATGTCGTACTGGATCGCGTAATTAAACGTTTTAACTCCGGTCACTCTCGGAGTAGATTCGCCATCGCATACGGGAATCGTGGTCTCGCATTCCCAGACCAACTCCGCAGAAGCGGTATTTCCGACCGGGAGCCATTGCAGTACTCTGGGCTTTGGACCTCCAGAGATATCCTTTAGCGTCGATCCAGCCGAGGGACTATTGATTTCGATGTAGCTGGGCGTAGGCCCAAATCCATCATGCTTGAAAATCAATTGCTTCCCTGGCTTGGAAAGCTTTTGCCGTATCGGATGAATGACCGGCCCAGCATAAAAGCTGCTATCGGTGTGCACGTTTCCGGGCGAAGCAGGCTCAGCCGCGATGAACGTCTTGGCTCGGATCTGGAATGTGGTTCCGACAACGGTTGTTTCCGCTTCGTCATATTCGTAACGCTCGGTCACCTCGTACGAAGTGAGCTCATTGAACTCGTAGCCGTTGTAAATAATCGATGCGTTGGGCATTAGGGCACACCTCCTCCCATCGGAGGTGGATTCGGGGGAGGCATGTTAGGAAAGTTTTGACTCAGAAAGTCTCGCAATTGTTGATCAAATGGATGATTCTGATTTGGATTTGGAAAGCCCATGAAATTCCGCATGGATTGCTGAACTCTGTAAGTTGCAAGCATAAAATTCCCCATCGCTATCGCATCATCCTTGGCATCGAGAGGTGTGAGGGCTGCTTTAATCACTTGCAACATTGCAACAACTTGTGCCCCCAAATCCATCCCAAGGGACATTCCGTCAACGATCTTCGTTAGAGCAGGCTCGGCTTTGATGAGTAATTGCAGAATTTGCGTCCAAAGCTTTTCCGTACTATCCTGGAATCGCGTATTGGCGTTCTCCAATCGGCCTAGTTGTGGCCCGATCGCCCTGGCTCTATCCGCCATATTGATAGTGGTGTTCGCCTGTGCTCTCGCCCGAGCTGCCGAGATGTCGCCCGAGAATCCTTCGAGCTCGTCTGCTGTCGATTTGAACGTCCGATGCAAGGCGTAAGTTGCCGCTACCAAGGCAACAAATGCCGCCACGGTAGCTGCAACGGGAATCGCGACCGCAGCCACTCCTGCTACGGCCGCACCGCCAGCCGCCGCCGCTCCTCCCGCTCCAGCCCCGGCTCCCGCAGTTGTTCCAGCCGCCCCCGCAGCTCCTGCGCTAGCCGCTCCTGTCGCCGCTCCTCGTAAACCAAGAGAGGTTGTCGTTCGTGTTAGCCATGCTCCGCCACGTGATTTGACTGCTTGGCCTAGCTTGCTCGCTGCCAACCGTTTGGCGAACTTGCTAGATCCTACTTTGCGAGCAACCCCAGCAATCTTTGATTTGGTCCGGGAAGCCATCCTTCGCACGGTCGGATTCTGCCATACCTTTGACCTGCGAACGCGTTGGAATACCGACTGCGCCCGTTTGGGTAGTCGCTGTTCGATCGCGTCGAGAATCTGTTCTGTTGCGGATCGGGTTTGCGTCGAATTCTGTGTGCCTGGTTGTTTCTCGTCCGGCTTGACTCGCTTTCCCCATTCTTGGATCGCCGTTTCTAATCGACGGGTGAACTCTTCCATCGAGTCAATGGAGATTGCATCGGAAGTGCGAGCTTCCGATGTTACTTCACCCGGCTTGGCTGTAGTCGGATCCACTTTTCGTGGATCGGTCTCGACTGTAGCAAGCGATTTTGTAGAACGGTCCGCGCGTGAGCTTGCTACCGTGGGAACGTCGGGATTGTGAACAGTGGGGAGTTGATTGGCTGGCGAAAGGCTTTGGCTCGTATCCGAGGTGCCATCGACCAGCCGAATGACCATTTCCGCGGCCATGGTTCCACCTCTACGTGGCTAAGATGGAATGGATTTGGGAATTGACCGCCGTCGACAACTGGATGAATTGCGTATTCACGATCTCGTAGACCGCAAAAGCCGCATCGACCGTGCAGTTGTGCAAGCCAAGCTCGTGGAGCGTAGACGCGAAGGCCTGAAGGAACTGAGGAGTGGGAGACACGACTTTATCGTCACCCAACTTTCGCAATCCAAACTTGACCTCGAGTTCCTCCGCCGTGAGCTTGATTGTCAGAATGTCGTACTCCCAGCGGAAAACGCCTTCCGATGTTTGCACCTCAAACGCTCGTTTCCCGTTGTCGAGTTTAAGAACTGGGGTTTGATTCATGGATTAAGTCTCCGTTCCGAATTCGCCACCGACCGTGAACGATTCCCCTTGAACCCACTGCGACGGATAGTGTCGGAACATCACGGGGATGTCTCGGAGGTTGCTGTTGAAGGCTTGACGGATCTGTTGCCCATCGGCAGCCACTGTTCTAGGAAGTGTGCGAGTCAAAGGAGTGATCGAAGCTTTGCCTGTGACTCCGTTTTGGTTAATTACTGAAGCGGTGAGAAGCGATGTTGCCACCAGGGGGCGTGCAATCCCGTGCTTCACATCCATCAAGCCGACGTAACCGCCATGAAGCGACGTCACAGCGTTCGCCCCTTGGTAAGGGTTCATAATGTCATGCATGGCAGCCGCGTCGGCTTCAAGAAACGTGACCATCGACGTCAAACCCGTCCCTCGATAGATTCCTTCCTGAGGTGCATCTCCGAACCAATCTCCACTGATTAATCGCTTGAATATCTCTTGGCGGAACTCAATCCCGTTTTCGGTTTGGCCACAAACCTTCCCGTTGTAGACCAACAAGTATGAACCGGCGATAAACGACATAATGCTTTACTCCCTGAGGATTAGGTGTGTAGTTGAATGCCCGACCGAGCAGGCGCATTGATTTTGTTTGCTTCGATCAGGCAATCGACACAGTTACAGATCGATCGATCGTCCGTCGCAACCTCGTGATTCGTGAGGGTCGAGATCCCATGCCGTTTCGATTTAGTATCACAAGCAATTCGATATCTGAGACCACCTACTCCCTCGAATGGTCCTACGCGATCTCGGATCATCAAATGAACCTTCGCCTTAATGCCAACCATCGGAGGTTTGCACGCACCGCATTTCGGACACGGGGAAAGAGAGTGTTCGATCTCCCATTCGAATTCTTCTCCATTCTCCGCACACTCTGGGTTCGCGCAAAACGCGAATTGCCTTTGCTTGATGGATCGCTCATCAGGGATTACGACTCCGCTAGCGTTGGGATTAAAAGGAACTGGCTTGATCATATGGATCTGTGCATCGGTGGAGTTTGTACAACGTGTTGTATGCGACGGCAGCGACCAAAGTAGGCGGATCGAGCCATAGCGGTATAAGGTGTTGTTCCGTTTAGCGTCACTTTGTTTGCGTCATAGGTTTCGGTTGAAACCATTCGGGGTTTGGAATCTACGCGAGTCAACCTCAACAACTCAGTGAATGGATCGGAACCAGGTACCTGCTGTTCCATGTAGTGATTGGTGAGTGAAAACAAGTCCAATTGCCAATCCAATACTTTGATTATCTGAGTAAGCAGCTGATTGACTCCCGTCAATTGATTCAGGAAAATCGATCGTCTACGATCTCGAGGAACTGCCGTGGACCGAACAAGAACCAAAACTTGGACCGCATGTAGGGAATCGTGCACTCCTTCTGCTCTCTGGTGGTTTGGACCTGGATCGCATCCGGCTGGAATGACGGCCACGTACCGATCCTTTGCAATTGCGGGAATCTGTTCGTCATATTCGCAATCGCATTCGACCTCAGATAGTTGAAGCTTTCCTCGGATCGTATCGCGGACCGCTTCGAGAAGTGCAACTTCGCCGTCAATCATGCTGCCGCTCCTCCGCTCCGATCAAAATAGATCTGCAAAGCCCTCGGAATGATTTTTATCACAGTTGATTCCCAGCGTGCCTGCCATGCGCTGGGAATCTCTTTTGGTAAGAATGGTCGCGTGCGATTCTGATAGTCCGCGTAGGCCACATTCGAGCCCACAACGATCCCATCCGACAAGGCACGAAAGATCTGTTGATCACCTCCTTCCCCAGTAGGCTGTTGATAATCCGATCCATCAGGCGAAACCGTTCCAGGACTGAGCGAATTGAACAAAACGCCGGTATCTCGCAGCATGTCGACTTGTCGATTTCCAAAGACCTCGAGCTTTGTCCTCGCTCCCTCGGATTTGATCACATTCCAAGCGTGACCCGCCGCGATTTGCTTAGCCTGTGCAATATCGTAACGAGCTGCCATCGCGGCCAGCGTTTGCGAATACACTTTGTTCCATCGCTTTTGCTGTTGAGCGGTAAGGATGCCACCCTTTCCACCCACTCCCCTGGAATGACTGCGATCGAGCCCAGCTGCCTTCTTGAGAGCGGTTTTCTCTCCAGGTCCAAAGCGTCGACCGTAGGCCAAATAAGCTGGTGACAACGGAGGCCACTTGACGCCATCCTCTCCCACTCCCCCTCGAGATTTTCGAATAAAGTCTGCCTGGATGTCGGTTAAGGCCTGAAAGCCCAGAACGAAGAATACGCTCCGAGCGATCTGAAAGTTGTCGGGATGTCGACCGGTTAACATGGCCACGAAAGAACGCAGTGCATGCCTCGCCTGCTCGCTCTTGCCTCGGAATACGATTTCAGTAGACACGGCCATCCCTCGCATATCCCGCCATGTTGCGGTGCAGTGGAGTGACGATCTGAGAACTGGAGCCCTGCTTGACTCGGATCTTTCTTGCCGAGTGACGGCGATCGACGACTAGATTCGATAGCGTTGGGGCAAAGCTCTTGCCTACCAAAAGATTGCCATCTTCGTCAATCAACGACATGCGACCGTGCGCGATGTCATCGAGCAGCCCGTCTCGATCGACGATCTCCCGATATCGCATTTCGATCGATTCTGGGATCGGATTGCCCCGCCGCGTGCAGAGTGTTCGGATCGCGACGATGGTCGCGTACTCTCGAATGACGGGAACCGTGGCAAGTGCGACCAAGGTAAACAGCTTTGCGAGCTTACCACCAACGAACCCAGTTCCGAAGACTACGCAAGAATTGACCAGATTCTCATCCTCGAAACCGTCATTATTGTGATCGGAGAACGCAACGATGCCCGCTTGACTCAATGCGTCCTGCATTTCTTGCGCTGAAGTAAGTGGGATCATTGCTGCGTTCCTGTGTGTATAAAAAGCAAGCCGTGGAAGGGAACTTCGACGGCTTGCCTGCCAATGTCGGTTGCGAAACTGCGACGTCTGGCTGTGGTTCTAACGGGCGATTGATGACTAGAAAATCAAATCAGCAAACGCAATCGCTGTGGGGACGTGAATGACTGGCATCGCGTTATCGAGGAAGTAAACCTCGGTGGCGGTCGGGTTGCTCTTCTTGACGTACCAAGAGGAGAATCCGGTGCGAAGTGTTTCCGGTCCACCGTCGAATTCGGCTACAGGTTCGGATCCTTCGTAGATTGCGACCGTTCCATCGTCTGGTTCGAATCCGCAGAAGATGCCTTTACCGGCTGGAACAATTTGCTGTTCGCCATCATCGAGAACAACATGCTCGTCGGTGATGTAGAACGTGCATTGAGGCTGGCTGACAATCTTGGCAATCTTGACGTTCTTCATGGTGACAGCAACTTTGTTGTTGATGTCGACCTTCAAAGTTTCGAAGGGCGGATTGGCAATGCCCGCTAGTCCACGAATCTGATCGTTGTTGATAATCGCTGACCATACGTTCCCAGGCAAAATCCCTGCCCGTAGAGCCCCACCGCAAAGCTTTTGGAAACCGGTGTTGATGCCGTCTAAATGATCGTTGATCTTAGTCGCAGGGTTCGCCCAGGAAGCCGTAATGATGTTGCCCGCTCCCAGCATGTTGAGCTGACCGAGGTTTCCAGCTGGGAGCTGGTTGGAAACGTTTTGGCCGGAAGTGAACGACCAATTGACGTCTTCGCCAGATTTTCTGGCTTTTAGTGTGGACCGAAGCGCACCAATCAGAGCTGCTTTCCGCCAGTTGGCAGCTTGTTGAGCTTTTACTCTCGTTTGCATCTCGATCATGCGTCGCCCCATCAAGTCGCGTTGAGCAGGATCGTTGATAAGTCCGAGATTGTGGAACGTTTCGGCCAAGAGCTTGATCGAATCGTACATTCGTGGATAGGTAAACGGAACAGTTTGAACGTCCTGCAAACCCGATTGTGCAGCCGCAGTTCCCGGAGCACGTCCTTTTGCCACGGTTCGACTGTTGTTGAAAACGTTGAAGGCTCCATTTCGACCATGCCCAAAGTTTAGTACGTTTACCCCTTTCGCAATATCGTTCTCAGAGTCGAAAAGCGGATCGGAAGTATCGGCACCGTGATTGACACCGAAAAGGTTGAGAAGCCACTCGGATACCGCCGCTTGCTGGCTGATAACGTTGGTGAGGACTTGTGGAGCTAACAGTGGAAAGTACATAATCGATTCTCTTTCTTTTCTTCAATTCCTTGAATTCAAATCTGAAAACTACGGAACGAGTTCGTAGCTCAACAAAACATCAATGTGGGTTGCGGTAGCGAGATTGGATCCCGTTTTTGCAATCGAGACTGGCGTGTTTGCATCGTTCGGCGCAAAGGACGCGCCGCCTGCTAGGATCGCCGCGTTTGCTGCACCAGCCCTTAACAATGTGTTTTGCGTCAAACCTGCAACAGCAGCTGCGAGAAGATTGACGGAAGCGGTTGCCTGAGTGCCTCGAATGTCGACACTCGTTGCCGAGGCGGCGTTTCCACCAATCGCGATTAGTGACGCATCGATCAATCGGTAACGCATACCGGGAACCGCTGGAAGTAGCTCAAAGCCTGCGTTGACTTGTGCAGTCGTAACGCGAGTGCGCAAAGCTTGGACCGTTGAAACCTGTGGATACTGGAGTTCGTCATCCAGGAGGAATCGACCTCTTAATTGTCGACGAATCGCAGCTTCGTCCGGGTGGCCGATGATCGATACGCCCTTGTAGAACAAGTTCTTGGTCTTGAGTGGGGCTTTAATCACCACGGGAGCAAATGCCTTCACCGATCGCCCGATGCCGTCGATCAGAGGAGTTTCTTCCTTCATGGGACCGATGAGGTTTTGAGTACCATCGGTCGCCGCAACATCGAATTCCTTTAGCTCACCGGTCGCGACAACTCGTCCCATGAGCAAACCAGGACGTAGAACCTTTGGCATGTTCGATCCCAAATCCGAAGCATCCGAAGATACATAGAAGTCCATATCGATTACTTCGGAGCGAGTTCCGCCCCAAATGAATTGATTGGTCTGCGATGAAGCGGATGCACCTACGCCTGGAGCCGCGAATCCTAAGTTCGATAACATGATTTAACCTCGATAATCCCCAAAATGAACTGGATTGTTGAATACTACGACCGGCGCAGCATTTCCTTTTTCTGTTGCTTCAAGGCGTCGACGTCCGTCGGAGGATCCTTCGTCCACGTCTTCTTTGGATTGGCAGTACTGAGCCGCTTGATCTTTTCCGCTGGATCCCAGCACGCCCCTTCGGGAATCGATTCTCGGGACTCGATAAAATCGCCCAGTCGACCCGTCTGGATGGTGCCGTCCGTGCCAAGACTCATTCGTTGAACGCCAAAAGCCTTAGATTTCTCCGCATGTTCAGCCGGAGTCATCCGACCGGATTGGAGCAGTGCGTCTAAGCGAGCCTTCAATTTGGCACGCTCCTCGGACAGGATTCGCTCCTCGAGCTGCTTTATTCGAGTGCTCATGGTCGCGACCGCTGGCGAAACCGGTTCGGGGTTACCTGGATCCACCACCTCGTTTGGATTCGATTCTTCGGCGGTTTGAGCCGCTGCATTCATCAAAGCGGTGTTCAGTCGATCAAGAAAGTTCTCAGTGTTCGTATCCGCAGGTAATGCGATTTTTAACTTTGCTAATCCTGAGATCACCGACGAAAGCATGCTCGAAGATTCGGGAATGGCTGGATTCTCTTCAGGATTTAATTCGGAATTCGTTTCTTCGTCGATTGGTTGCGATTCTAGATCCATTTTTGCCTCAGTGGAAAGCCTGTACACAGTGTTTGGTTTGGTTGCCATCCGAATTATCGTTGGAGCTCTTCGACTCGTTGACATCGCCGTGACGGCTGGCTGAAACGGTTTCTGCGAATAATCAACAGGCAGATCAACCAGATCGACGGAACCAATAATGTCGGAGTAAGTTTGGCCATGTCCGTCTTGCCATTCATCAAAAAGCACCGGTGAAATGAAAACCGCATTGGATTCAACAGCTTCTGTTGCCGTTTTGGTTAACGTTTCAACGATGATTTCTGCTGATTTACCATCGTCCGATACTCGAAAGTCAACTAAATGACCTGCGGTTCTCTCGGATGATTCCTGCGTTGATAATCGCTTGATTGGTTGTAGGTTCTCAATGTCAGTTATTTCAGCATGGTTCCATCGCATCGGGATTCGGTACCCAGCATCCTGAACCCTCTTAACCGATTTTTGCCAATGCTTTAGTCGATCTGGAGTAACCACGATTGTTCCTTCGGGGCTCTCGTAGGTTCCTACCGCCAGCATTGATTTCTTGAACACACCCATGAATTAAAAGCTACCAACGCAATAGTTCATCGCAAGTGATTTGGAATTTTTGGAAAAAATGGAAAAAGATTCTCTGTTTTCGTTGTTGCGCTATTGCTTTAGTTGCGCAACGATGAATAATAGCAGTGTGGGTTGAGGATTGCTGAGAGTGATCCTTGCCCCGGTCTCTTTGCGAGGTGCGATTCGGGGGACTTAAAACTGCGAACTGAGCACCTGCCCTCTGGCTTGGGCAAAATCGGAGTCGCGAATCCGGAGGCCTTTTTCTCTGAGATATTCAATTACCGAAAGGAAAAAAACATGGCTTACATGAACCAAGAAAAGAAGAGCAAGCTCGCTCCAGCCATCAAAGCAGTACTTAAGAAGTACAAGGCTAAGGGCAGCATTTCAGTACACAATCATGCAACTTTGATTGTTACTATTTCTGAGTCGCCGTTTGAAATCAAAGACGACTACATTCAGGTGAACGATTACTACATTGATCGAGACTACAGTGGCAAACTGGCAAGGTTTTTGAACGAACTGCGAGACGCAATGATGACTGGCAATCACGATAACAGTGATGTGATGACTGATTACTATGACGTAGGCTGGTATATTTCCATCAACTTCGGGAAATGGAACAAGCCGTATCGACAATTAATTGAGGAAAAGGTGGCTGCATGATTTACATCGATATGGACGGGTTAGTTGCGGATTTCGAAAACGGAATCCGCAGACTGTACGGAAAAGATTTCGATTCGCTCTCGGAATCTGAACAGCATCAGTTTTGGAATTCCGATTGCGCCGCTCATCGGTTCTTTGCGAACCTCGATCCCATTCCTGAGGGTATTGCCCTCGTGGATGGGCTAATCAAAGCAGGTCGGAAGTTCAGCTTCATGACCTCGACCGGCGGCGGGAAAATGCACCTCAACATTGCTAAGCAGAAGCTTGACTTTCTGAGCTCTGTTGGGTTTGAGGAATTCCCCGTCGCATTTTGCTTGAATACCGCTTCGAAAGCTTGGTTTGCATCGAAGGACGGGATTCTTATTGATGATCGCCAAAAGGTGGTCGATGCCTGGGAGCAGGCTGGAGGCATGGCCTACCTGTTCACCCTCGACAAGTGGGAGAGTTTGCTTGATGTGTTGCTTCAATGCCGCAACGATGATAGCATGCGTTGACGATGACCGATCCAAATCGAGCAAAACGCGTTGGCAAGAATGCCCCCTGGCCGAAAGGTAAACCACGTCGGGAACCAGATCCTCGCTGGAACAAGCTGCGCAAAAAGGCCAACGAAGCTCTCGAAACGGTTGATCGAAATTACGCTGCTGGAACGAACTACCGATCAGGAGCCTATATCGCCGAGCTGTGTGGCGTGAACCGAGGAACAGTTTCGCGATGGCTCGCAGGAACGTCATATCCACCGAAGGAAGCGATCGATGTGATCGAAAAGTGGTTGATTGAATTGGAAGTCTAAAAAGTGTCAAGTCCCCGCAAGTCCCCGATTAAATCAACTGAATGTGTACGCTGTTTTGAATTGCATTACTTACAACCATTCAAAGGAGCTTACAGAAAATGAACGGCACTACAGAAGAGACCGTAAGACGAGTCTTGAGCGAATCAGTTCTGACAATTCCTCAGGCTCGAATCGACATCTTAAACGCGACCGGCATCAAGCCAGATACTGCAACTATTTGCAGGTGGATTCTCAGGGGGCGAAAGGGAGTCACGCTCGAAGCTGTCAAAGTAGGTAATCAATGGATTACCAGTATTGAATCTCTTAATCGCTTCATTATCGCCACAACTGAAAAGGCATTGAAATCCGATTAATTCTCCACCAAATCCAACGCCCGCTCCAACGCCCCATCATCCTCCCCGAACCTCGTCACCTCAAGCCATTGCACAAGCTGGGATTTGCGAATCTTACGCATCCCGTTGGGCATGATGACCGACGGCAAACAACCATCCACAACCCAACGTCCGATCGTTTGCGGAGATCGGCCTAAAGCATCGGCTACGGTCGACAGGTGGAGAAACGGATCGTCCTTATCGGTATTGAGATCCGTCAATTTGTCGCGTTGTGATTTACTCATCATCTCACCTTCTTTGCTGGAATAGGGCCACCCCACGTGCCCGTGGAGATCTTGCTAACGTAAGTCGCGTAACTCGTCGTATCGATTTGATCGGCCTCATCCTCTGGATCTCCGGTCCACCCTCGGTACTCCGACAACAAAGGCTTTAGCCAATACTCATTCTCCGCGTCCAATACAGGAATGAATATCTTGCCCTGTTCGAAACGCGAAAGCATTCCTGAAGCAATGGCACGCTCTAGCTTGGCTCCCTCGCCATGGTCACCCATCCCTGGTAACACTGGACCAATCAACTCCGATTGACACGAACGAATTTCAGAGACTAACGCAGCGCCAAAGTGAGCATTTTCGACGTACGCTTTCTGAACGTTCCAGGATCCTAATGTCTCGTTGATCTCTACTTTCAACAAGCCCCAATCGACCTGCTTGCGCCAAACGTATTGCAGGAACATGAACTCGCTCAGGATCACTTGTCGATTGTCCTGTGCGATCGCCCAACGCTGGCAAATATCCCAGATCTGACAGACCGACCAAGAGGGCTTCTTTCCTCGCCTCTGTGCTGCGATCTCTTTCGATGTGCCTGCCGTATCAATGGTGGCAATCCTCCGAGTCACCGCAAACGGCATTTGGTAGACTCGGCGTTGGAACGAAAACTCAAAACAATCGTTCTTGATGTGATAGTATCGAATCCAAGACTCATCGATCTTGGAGCCCTCAGCGACTCGCCAGTTCCCTCCGAGAAGCCGATCTCGTTCGATCTTTGACAAACTAAGCAAACGAGCTCGATAGCCTGGATCCTTCTTCGTGAGAGCGGGGTTGTCATCAAGCGATGCCGAAATGAACGTTACGCTTAGAATGTCATCGGATTTATAGTCAGGGAACAGCTCCAGCAGCTCCTCTTTCGTATCGGCCCAGTGGATTTTCTCCTCCGCATCTCGGATGAAGTACCGAAGTACTCCGCTCCGCTCTGGAATCGCCAATCCGGTCTTATCGTCGATCCACCATGCAAGAAAATCGGCTAGCCATCCCGGCTCGGGATTGCATGTAGCTCGAACGTATGGGCGGATCCCGCATGTGGAGCGGTTTCTCGAAAGCATGTAGAAAAACTGCGTCTCGGTAAAGTGCGTGAGCTCATCGAATCCGAGGTAACAAAATTGATGCCCTTGATACTCGTACTTGGTTTTCTCATGCTGTAGATGCAAAAACGAGATGTTCGCACCGCTGGGAAATGTCGCGTCGAGCTCCTGACCTTCGCGCATTCGAGCCCCGAGAGCCCGATACATCTCCTGGCATTCGTCCCAAACACCTCCTTGGCCTTTTAACTGCGGATAAGTTCGGCGAAAGATCCCACCGCGGAATCCAGCGTTGTGAACGCGTCTCAGTGGCTCGTGAACGAGAAACCAGCTTTTGCCTCCTCCAGCTTGCCCACCATAGATAAGAATGTCCGCTTTGCTCTTAAAAGCTTCTAACTGCGGACCGGCCTGCGGTTCGATGCGCTTAGCTTCTGGCTTGGGAGGGGCTTCAATCATGGCGCATAGCGAACGTCTACCGAACCAGAAGCGAGCCTAGTCTTATTGGGAAGCGATCGCAAACCGAATCGATACTTTGCTGCTTTCTCGGTCAATGCTATCGAGGGAATGAAGGAAACAGCGTTCTCAGCTACTGTCAATTGAGCCTGTGTGTATTCGACAACGAAGCTTCGATCGGTGTTTTCGATCCTGAGGAGTAGATTCAGCGATTCGATGTTCACGGGATTGTGATTAGCATCGAAGACATTGATCGTCACTGGTTGAACTTCGCCAACGAAGAGTTCGATCACTCCATCGATCGCGCGTCGATCGATTGAACTTAAAACGGGAAGGATGATCGCAGCTCCATCGCTATCGAGCTGAAAGTAACCCTTCGATTCGCTCCAATTCGTTGGCTGGCCTGCCCCCTCAAAGAATCGCCACAGCGTACTTTTCGACTCGTCCAGAGTTGCTTGATATCTTCCTAGATTCGGTGCAGATTGCTCAACCAACTGAACTCTGTGCGTTATCCAGTCGGCCAGCGAATACCCATCCGGATAAGCGTAGAGTGTCTGGCCTGGTTGTCGGGTGAGTGATACTTGCATCGTTAAATCAGCCCCGCGTTAATCACGTCTGTTTTTGTTGGTAACACTGTGCTTGTCTCGATTGCCGTGAGTGTGGCCGCTCCAAATGCCACCGCGTCAAAATTAGCTGCTGTCACTTGCTCGACGCGAGGCAGACTCGGTTGCCCTGTTGCACTAAACAACCACGCGTTTTCGCCGATAGTGTCTCGGTGTGCAGCTATCGGAGCGATGGAATAATACCCGTTACCTCGGTCTGTGATGGTTGGTGACACAGCGTTAAATGTGCCCCCGTTTTTCGACAGGGTGGCGGTAATGGTTAGCCCGGCCACTCCGAAGTAGACGTTAAAAGCCCGTGTTGAGTTTTGCTGCACTGTTAGCATTACACGCCCCCCGAAATAATTCTACCGATTGGAATGCCGCCTCCGCCTGCTGCTGGTTCGTCACCTGCACCAATGCCCCGCCCCCAATAAATGGACGTGTTTTTTATCCGATAATCGCCGTTGGCTGCGTCCACGAATTCGTCTGCGTCGCTACCTGATGTGTCGAAAATTTCATTCAGTGGCAAAGAATTTGCCGGACTTACGTTAGTCGTGTTTCGTAGTCTGGTGTTAGCTAATTCGTACCGGCCAAATGGCTGCGTAACTCCCGTTGTGCAGTTTGCAATCATGCAGCCAAATACTGTTAGGCATGCCGTACCACCGCTGGATGCTGTTGGTAATTCGATAGCAATATTGCAATCAACGGCAGTTAAACGGTACGCGAAAAGTGATGTGTTTGCTGCGGAGGTGCCCGTTGCGGCTGGTCTAATACCAACCTGACAGCCAGACACAAAGATCGGACCAGACGGGGTGGCACCAGATAGGCCGACTCTCGGCCCGCTGGTTGCAGCGGGGTTGCCAATCACACGGATATTATTGGATAGTGGCGCAGTTGCTACTGCACTAAAGGACGTACCTGTACACTCAAACTCGCAATTAGCAAAGGCGGAGGTCGTCGAAACGGCAGTAGTAGCTGATGTTCCAGACGACGTATTTACGATCCGACACCAACGATAAGATCCACCAACGCTTTGTACGACAGAAGCATTTCCGCTCGGCCTCGTAATGACGAAAAATTCACAGTTGACGCATACACTCGTATTAAAAATGTTTTGATTAGTTTCGATTACAGGATAGCCCGTAACATCTAGCGGCCCTTGGGCGCATATCCAGTCCGGATTATTAGGCGATAGTCGCACACCACTACTATTACAGCCAACGAAAGATAACCGGCCTACACTCGTTTGCGTCGGTGCGTTGGTAAATAGTCCAGAGTTGAGCTGTTGCGTGTTGCTATACGTCCCTGGTCCAACGTATGCGACGAGAGAATCAACTGAAAAGTTAAAGCCCGTTATGATGCTCGACCAGTTGCCAGAGTTGAACAACGCTGCACGATTAGCCCACGATGTACCGTCACCTGATCCTGCTGATGTCGTGCTAAACCATCGTTCTATAATTGCCATTAGACAGCATCCTCCCAGGCTTGCATCCAAACAGCAGCGGCATCTCCATTCACCGTCATTCTCTCCGAAAACAAAGCCTTGGCGTTGACTAATCTTTGCTCGTCAAACTCTGCTTGAATCTGCTCCAATGTCGGCTCATCTGCATAACCTTCGATCTGCCAACGAGGTTGTGTCACGCGACCTAACGCCTTAACACTATCCCGTACCAAATCGGGCCAACTACCTGCTACGGCTAGCTGGTCGATCATGCTTTGTCGCAGGTCATCACTGAGCGATATACCCACTGTAACGAGAGCTTGATACGCTGCTGCTAGGATTGGGTTATTTGTAGCTGCTGCTTGCAGCGTGCCGAGCACTAAGCCACATGCTTCTAAACCAACAGCATTGATAATGTCAGCAACGATGACTTGCCTGTTAGTAGGTGTCGTGATTTGCTCAAGCAAGTAATCTAGTCGTTCTTGTGCTGTCATTATGAGTAGCTCACTTCTGTTATATTGTCACCGGTGTAAGTAAGAGTTTTTGTTAGTTGGATACCGGATGGTGTCGCACCAGAAAGCACGACAGACGTTACTTTATCTCCGGTGTAGTTGATTGTCTTAGTGATCGTCGAATTGTTAGGGAGCGTGTAGACGATAGTAGAGATTCGGCCCGATGAGTAAGTAATCGTGTACGGGAAAGATGCGAGTGATTTCGAAACAGTTTCAAACGAGTTGCCGATAGCAAGGGCAGCAATGGCTTGCCGAACTCGCTGGGCTGTCCAAGCCCGACGAGTTGTTGCTGTACCAGCTTCGGCTTCCGCTTGATCGATTGTTGGTGCTATCCATTCGCGGGCATCAGACAGACTAGAGTCTGTCGTATCAACTTTCGTAGCCAGTGCTGCGGTTAGCTCAGCATTGGTCGGCACGCCAATCAGCACCGGCACATCACCAAACGGGATCGCTACGGGTAACGCTGTTGCGCCCGTGTCGTTGCCGAGAAGCGAGTTGGCGGCAATAGGGGTGATGCCATCGTCTGTGTTGATGCCTGGGATCACTGCTCCGCCTTCCTTTCCCGGCCATCATCGGGGAAATACAAAACGACCTGGCCAGTCGTTTCGATCTTGCCTTCGAATTTTACTTCCCGGCCGAAACCGCGATCTTTGCCCTTTCGTTCCAACCACCAAGCAGCCGCTTTCCAGTTCTCGCTTACCTTCTTCTGAAGGCACATTTGAGCCAGATCGGTAGTCTTGAAGTCCGCCTCGTCAAATGCTTCCTTAATCCATTCGATCGAGTCGCGATACTTAGCTACTGTTTTTCGATCCAAATGGAGCTTCTGAGCAACAACGGTAACCATTCCGCCTGCTTCGGAAATTGCTTTGAGCCAAGCCTCTTTGTTATCCTCGGGATTGATCATGGTCCTATCGCCCCAGGACGAAAATTTCGATCCGTAATCATCCGCATGAACATCTCCCGATCCTTGTCGTGAGAGTCTGCGATCTTTTCAAGAGAACGCGATAACGTCGCAGCATTCTTTTCATATCCATCTTGGATCATCGTTAGGTGTGTCGGCACCAGCACAACAATGCCATACCCAATGAAACCCAAAATACAGCACAACAGAATCGTTGAGATACCCTGTTGCCCGAGCCACGTAATAATTGTCTTTTTGGTGTCCTCATCAAAAAAAACCATTTCATCTCCTGAAAATACGGAGTCGTGGAAAAGAATAAATTCGCGTCTGAGGTGAGGGGCATACTCCTCCAGGGCAGTTTGAATAGATCGCTTTCGACTGCACAACCGATTCGGTCCTCGTCGAGCACACCGGCCCGATTTTATCGTGGATAGCATCATGTTCGACCAATAATTGTGCCGTAGATTTTCCCGCAATACTTACTTTATGATCGGTTGCCATGTGATCTTCGATCGTGCTTGGATGCGTCCAGCGAGCCTGATAGTTCTCCAACATCTTCTTTTGTTTTTCAGATGCCTTCTGTGTCTGCAAGCGAAGATTGGATTCGACCGCGAGCAATCTACTGTCCAACTCGTCCAACTTTTGCCAAACGTCGCTGTGATAATTTGATGATGGAGGAACAGCAACCGATTTCGTTGGCTGCTCAACCAGTGACCCAAAAATCAACCCTGCAATCGCGACCGCAACTAAGCTTGTCCAATTTCTCATTTAACTTGTTCCTCTAAAGCTTTAATTCTTTGAATCGAATCCAGTACTCGATTCACACTTTCTGCGACTTTTTTCGATTCATCAATAAGCTGATCAACCCGCTGTTTCGTCGCTTCATACCCAGTCACCAATCGGTCATATTCACCCTTTACGTGCGATCCTACAATGACGCAAAACACAAGTAAGATCGGCAGCAAATAACGGCTTAGGTTCATCGCCTCACCTTAAAATCGATCTCTTAGTAAAATCAAACTTGGACCGACGCGATCGAGGTGACTGCATATCCGACCGCCCCACCATCACGGTCCACTGATGCCGTAGCATTTGGTCTATAGCTCGCGGTGCCACGAAAGCGTAGCCCCGAATCCCCCAACGCATTGACCAACTATTTTTCATAAGTGCCCACCAACCAGAACCTGACGATACGCCGACGTCGGAGTCCGGAACGTAGCCACAGAATACGACCGCGTGCCCACCCGGTCTGCCTGTTGGCCGAAACTCTCGGATGCAGCCGCGAGAATCAGGGGTCATGAACGACCCCCATGGAATCCCGATTTGCACGATGCCGACTGCGGAGCCAATGAACTGTTTGATTTGGTCTGCCGATCGCATTATGGTGTGCGACATCAGTTTGTAGACCGCATCTGCACGGCGGGCAGGCGTAAGGTACGCTCGGCCAGGGTAGACAGGTCGGTAAGGCTCGGTCTCTTTGCGGAGCCCGTCGCGAGCTGCTTTGGTGCCACCGCTGAGTGTCGAACCTTGATCGCCGTTGATGCCGTCTTTTTCTTGACTAGCAATGTACGCGTACATGTTGTCCAACTGCACGACTTCGCCTGTTGCAAACGTGTGGGCGAACTCCGCCGAACATGCGAGCGAAAAGCCTTGGCAGGCCCCCACGGACTGTTGATTCTCGACTCGAATGAATCCTTGGTCCGCCAGCGGGCTCGATCTAGGGTCCATCCTATCTGGCAACTCGGTAAGTGCGTACATGACCGCATCGACCTGAGTTTGTAGCAGCTCCTCGCGGTCTTCTTCTTCGATAGCGTAGCCAGTGAACTGATCCATGGCCTACCAACTCCTTGAGATTTGGCGCAGAAACTTAGCCGCTTCAGATTCCTTGCCCTGAAAAGTGCCGTCATCATTGCGAGGTAGCGACATGTGGAACGAAACGTCGAACGGCTTATTTGCGTTCGCCCGTGCGTTCTGAATCGCAGAATTCACAAACTGGTCTAACTGTTCATCATTGACGATCTGCTTGGACTCGACCCGTTTTGCAGCTTCTTCGAATGTTGCATTAAATGCTGCTTTCATGGACGGAAAAATCTGAGCCGTCGCTTTCTCGATCGATAACACTTCCGGTTCTGGATTGGGACTTGGATCCGGAGTCGCTTGATTCGATTTCCACCAAATCAGCAAGACAATCAAGGCAATTGCCCATGGTAGAATTTGCCAAAAGATCGTCCAGTTCCACCACACAATCTTTGTTGGCTCGCTGGATTCCGTCTCGACTACGTGAGCAGGAGTCGCTTTAACCGGTCGCTTACGAACTAAAGTTGGCTTAGCTACTGATTTGCTAGTTGCTCGCTTAGGCATTAATCCCACTCCACAGGTTCAAGTTCCGATGCAACACTCTCAGGTTCAGTAATTTTTTTCGCATGCCAGTATTTCCACAGCAACCAAGCGAGTTGCAAAAGCAAAACAATCGTTGCGGGATCCAGCCCAACGAGACGATGATCGGCCTTGAAGATCCTAACCGCCGTTTCGTAATTGCCTTGAGATACCACCCATGCATTGGCCGATATCTGCCTCCCGATTTGCTTTTGCTCGCGGTTGAGGCGTCGGAATTTGCGTCGTGTGGTCATTCCGGATGCTCCGTTACGTAGACCCTTCCGTGTCTGTTGATTCAGAAGCAATCTCGGAATCCGGTGGAAGATTCACTGGCGTGATGTCGTCGGTTACTTCCTCGCGAACCGCCTTTCGAAGACGTGGGAAAGTTTGATCAACATTTTCGGATAGCTTCGAAGGTTTTGCGACCTTTCGCGATCGCCATGACACAAACCATTGCTCCATCCTTTCTAGAGCAGAAACCTTTCCGGTTCCCGACTCCAATCGATCGTCAAAACGGATCAAACGTCGGAACTCCGACAAGTCCCCGTCGCACTGCTCGAACGCGTCGACCGCAATTCTCCGAATGGTTAAGTTGGAAATTTTGGACATACACGCGAGTGGAAAAAGAGGGCCTGGTTTCTAAGTACCAATGAAACCATACCGCCTTTGGAGCGTTGCGTCTTTAAGAATCTATCGTCAACCGGTCAGATGTCCGACTTTGGAAATTTTGGAACTTTTGGAAATTCCGGTAGAGGTCGTATCGACACCAGAGAACTTTGCGATTCATCTGGATTGCTGGAGGCGGTAACAGGCCAGCAAGCTTCCATCGTCGGATCGTTCGCACGGAAACGCCGAGCAGGACGGCCGTCTGTTTCGTGTCGAGCAGTAGATCTCTTGTTCGGTCCATGATTGCCTCGGTTCGTTCCAACGTGGAAAATCGACTGACTTCAGAAGGTTGATTAGAAACGTTAGGTCTACGAAAAAACAGACCGCATCACACACGCAAGTTCTCCAAGAATCCGTCTTTGCTGTTCCGGTATCGCTGCCATTTCGCTCAATCGTGTTAATTCCTCGATAACACCATTCATGCGATCTTGCAGTCCGTAAAGCTTAACTAATCGGCCATTTGGGTTGTCTGGCTTGGCAATGACTCGCGGCCAGTCGCCTGCTATTCCCGGTGCCATTGCTCGTTCCTCTGTAACATAAAAATCTGCCACATTGCCACCTTAAAATTGATTGCACCGAAGCCCCCGACAACGGTTATTTCATTTGTAAACATCCACCGCCGGGGTTCGGTGAATATGCATCAATACCACGTCTCAAATTACGCCAGAGGGCTAAACCAGTGGCTGAAAAATGTGCATCACGTTGTTTTCTGTTTGGATGTTCGCATTGCCCGACATGCCCGCTGCTTTAATTGCCTCTCGAATCTCTTTAAGTCTGGGCATCCGACGAATGCACGCCGTTGATGCTGACACGCTCAAATGGCGTTTCAATTCGCCGTTTAACCCGCTGGGTTCTTCCGCCAGTAATACGCTAACGAAATTATTGCCGTATGCGCATTCCCATGCGCCTAAACACTTACCACCATTTGCCTCGATTTGCCGCTTAGCTAACTCTGGAAAAACTGTCTGGATAAATCGCATAATTGCCTTCTAAGCACTTCGTTTTTGCCCAACTTTACTCAACGCCTCGCGTTCCAACTGAGAGATCTGTTTGTCACGCTCATCCTTCGAGATCGTTCCCGCGCAGTACTGGTCATAAAGTCGCATCACTTCTGCCATAAATGGCCCAAGGATGGGTTCCGACTTGAACGATTCGCCTCGTCTGTGCGTTCGCTGGAAGTCATTTCGGACTTCAAGTCGTTTCGATTCCGATCGGTCTCGCATGACAACGGCGCGAATGTGCAAAACGAAGTTTTCCTTCTCGTATCCCGACGGAGCGGGAAGGGCTCCCGATGTCCACCGGCTCAAAACTCCAAATCCTTCTTCTAACGAGATTTGCTGGAGCGTCTTGGCCCAAACCGCCTTTGTCGCTTCGAAGCTGGGAGAAGCGATTTTAAGCCACTGGTGAACGCCGGGGAATGCGACGAATGCCGCATCCAAAAATTCCATTGCTTCGTTTTCCGTCATCGTGCCCCCCCAAACATTCGTTCCACAATCGCCTTCCCCTTCGCCGTTCCTGCTGACGGATCCTCGAGGGGGCTAGCTCTGGCTCTTCGATGGTCGCCGTTAGTGATCAAGTTCACGCAGTTGGTTCGGCTGGTGGAGTATTCAACAACCGCTATGGCTTCATCGGTTTCGAACCGTTCGAGTTCCTTGAGTTGACTTTGCTCGGTCCAAACATCCATCTTCCCGCTTTTGACAGCCTGCTTTTGTTTCCAGGATGTCCAGGCTTTTTGAAAACTGGGATTCATCCCGTGCTTCGAGAGCGAGAGTGGGTTTTCCGGTTTTGACGCCTCGCTCTCTCTCTCGGGAATGGGATTGGGAATGGGATTGGGAACAGAAGAGGGAGTGGGAGTGGGAGTGGGAGTGGGAGACTTGAGTTTTGCTACCCCTGTTTGCTTTGTTGTTTGCTCTGGATTTGCTTCAACTTTTGCTTGGCGGTTTGCTTGAGTTTTGCTACCTCCTTTGCTTGCGCACTTTTTCCTAATGTCCCTCAATTGACGAACCGTTTCGAGTCGCTGATTGACGTATCCGCCGTCCGTCTTGACGAACTTTTCCTCCAATACAAACCGGCCTGCGTCGGAGTTTCCCCCACACGCTCGAATGTGGCGATCAGACAACGGCCCGTTTGACCACTGACAGCAAAGCAAGCGGATGTAGATGCCAACTTCTTCGGCGGACATGTGCATGGTGCCCCCCAGAAAATCATCGACGTAAAATTGAAACGCAGGGGCTTTACGCTCCATCGCACATCTCCTGATTGTCTAGTTGTAATTGCGACTTCAACAACTCGCAGTCGCGACTGTACGCCGCTGACGCTGCTTTCCAGCTTGACTGAGCAACGTATGGCAACACTCTACCCACTTCGGAATCGTCAACGCCGCAGATGTCAGCGATCGTTTTGAAATGGTAGCTGCTAACTCCATATTTCCCAGGCAAGACTGCAATATCCCATCTGTAGGAAATCTCTTTAATGATCCAATAGATAGCTTCACTTGCGTCGATCTTGAAAAATTCGCGATTGCGACAAATACGGTACGATCGCAAAGTATTGTGTATCATTTTTTCGGTTTGTTCCACGGCCTCAACGAACATGGCAAACCTTAGGACAAACGGTGTTGGAACCCCAGTGGTATAAAGCTCTGCCGCTCTTGATTCTGGCAGTCGTGCCGTCATTCCAACTTTAACGATCCCAGGCATTGACTCATTTTCGAGAACATAGATAAATCCTCGCGTATCCATGGCTAAGCCTCCACCCGTTTGAATGAAACTACCCATACCCACGGATTCGCGGCCCATGAACCGGGACCGTTGATTGATTCCCATAGATCGCAAAATGCGTATCGGTGTCCATGATTGACAGCCCATAATGCCATATCTTCGTCTTGACCACCGCGCCCCCAAGCTAGATCGCTGCGGTTTTCCGTTCCTTCCGCTTTCGCGTCCGCTTCGCTGAGGTCGTTTAATCTCTCGATACCGACCTCGGTGATCTCAAGTGTTAATCGCGATGCGCAACGCGGCATGTAAATAGATGGACGCCATTTCCAGCCCTCCATCGACTTCCAATAAGGATCGGTAGCACGATAGACGTATCCAGGATACTCGTTCAGTTCTGGGCCTGTGTATTGCCATGTCTCACGAACCCACAAACGATCCCCGACGGACCCGTACGGACACAGTAAAGGATTATTGCCCCAAAGTCGTTCTTTGGGCGCTCTAATTGTCCAAGACGCCCTAAGTCCGCCCACGTTCCAATATGGCTGGCCCTTATATGATGCGTCAGGTTGCGGTTTCACAATCCGCCGCGTTTGCGTTTTGCGTCCCTCCAGGATCGCTCGGACCATCCGGCCGGAAAATAAAATCGGTCGCTCTTTCTTTTTCGCACATTGTTCCATCTAATGACCTTCCGTTTCTCGGTCCGTTATTCCTGCAATTTCTTGAAAGCGGCGTTGCCGATCTCCCTGACGATCATTGGTAGGTTATCCCTGCCATATCTTCGCCTGAGCTCCATTGCCGCTTCGTATTCCGCTTTGGTTCGAGACATCTTTGCCTCGAACTCTAATATGCCTGCACGCTCCTCGAAGAGCTCGACTAGCTCTGACTGTCCGTGTTGATCATCGGGAACATTTGTTTCCATTGATCTGATAACCTTACATCGACTTCGAATACTGACAGCATGAAACGAGCTGCGGCTTCATTAGCCTGCTTGTGGCTTCCGCCCTCGTCCTTGAATGCCATGGCAATGTTGCAATGCCATGTCCATGCAAGTTCCGAATCTACCTTCATTTGTGCGCGAATCACGTCTACCGCCTTTGCGATAGTTCCATCTTGGCTCGGCTTCGTATCGGCTAGTATCTTGGCCCATTTCCAAGCCAGTGAAGCGTGGTGACTCATCATTACTCCTCCGTTAGTTATTACCATCGAAGCAAAAAGCATAACTGCGGACAAATCTATAAACTCCTGCCTGACTTCGTATGTTGTTTGTTCCATGTTTTCCATCATCGATCCTTACAAATCAAAAAGTGACTTTTGCGTTAGTTGCTCCGGTTTCGCAACTGTTAAAAACCCGTTATTCAAATTGAGCAATCCTTTATCTACGAGTCGCTCAAACTCTCGTTTCCAGTGTGTAGCCGATGCTTGTGGCCAATCGGCTCCAGCGCGACCGAGGTAAGCCAATTCGCTAGCGGCCTCATCAATAGCAAATGGCCCCCTCGCGCCGCGTATAAAGTCGATCACATCCGCATCATCCTGCGACATGGTATCGACCTAAAATCAAATTCCAGACGCGAGACAATAAGTTCGCCGATTCCTTTTCCTTCCAATCAGTGTCAAGTCGAGGATTCAAGATTCTTGCCTCGCGTGTGACTTCAACAACATAGACCTTGGATCCTTCTTCGAGTGAGTCTGCGTCTCTCGTCTCTATGCTGACAATGCCGCTCCCGACCGTGTTAGCCAAGGCATGTTGGCGGACGGCTGCGAAAAAGTTGACATTGCCGTATGAATCCCATTCGGTAATCGGTGTAGGTCTAGCATCGTACAGATTTATTACAACTCTTGCTTGCCTATTCATCGCCGCACCTCCTCGTAAACGCTAACGTTCTTACCGCTGATCGTGCATCGCCGTTGCCCGACAATGACGATTACGCCCATTTTTTGTAAATCGCTTGCGCGTCTCCGAACGGTTTCGCATTGAGCGTAGTCGTTCGGGCAAGCGTGCATTGCAGCCTCTTTGGCTGTCGCCTTACCCAGACTGCGCAGAGCGCATAGGAATTGCTGACATCGCCGATTCAAACGCGGAAGAATATCTTCCGCAGCTGCGATGCTGGTCTCTGGATCATTCATCCGATGTAACATTGCTTCAACTCCGTCAGTCCGTGCAAATCTATAAAACCACGCGGCACATCGCCCAAAAACCATTGGCGACGTTCGGCCTGATCAGGCCCACCGCGTGGAACGTCTAGCCTATGACTTCTAGACGTTGCGTTCCTGGCTCAAACTCTTTGGCTTCAATCTGCGAACTAGCAGAGTTTTCAGCCGTCAAAACCAGGACTTTTCGCAGCTTGGCATGCTCGTGAATCACCGACCTAGCAATCGGATCGAGACCTTCAAAAGCTTCTTGCGGCAGTACAACAATTCCTTGGCTGCCCAACTGATCGACAGCAATATCGATTGCCAGCTTCCATCGCTCACCATGGCTCAAATCCGAAAAGTAAGTCGCTCCACGGTTCGTATCTAGAACCAGTCTTCCATGCTCTACTCGCAAGATATTGCATGTTCTTCCGACTAACTCCGATAGAACGTCATCTGTGGCCCTTGCAGCGTTCCGTAACTCAATCGCTGTCTTTCGGTGTTCGGCTGCCTTGTGCTTGATTCTGCGAGCTTCTTCCATTTTCGATGCTGCCTTTCTCGCAATAGCTGCCGCTTCAATTCGAGCTTGAATTACCCGAACGCGATCTTGAGCTTGTTCGACTTCCTCGGCCTCAATTCTCTGAGGCACGACACTTGCAACTTTCGTGAGCTCTTCAACTTCGACCTGATCGTTTAAGGCCTCTTCTAGACGGCTAGTTACGTCTTTCAAAACGTTTGCCTCTTCACTCAATCTCTGTTTGGCCAATCGCAAATGACTTTGTAGTTCCGCAATTTGCTGTTCCATGACCCCGACCTCTCGGTTAAGAACTTCACATTCCTGCTCGCTTTGGAGCTTCTTATCACGCAACATGCAGATCCGATCGTCCAAGCCCTCAGCTAGTCGTTTGATTCGCTCTTGTGCTGCTCTCGAATTGTCAGCCGCCTTTTCAGCTTGAGCTTTCCTTTCTTGCAAAGTGCTCAAGATTTGTGCGGCCTCCATAAGCTCTTTCTGGAGTGCGTGCGAATCCTCAATAACTTCATCTGCCTGCTCCGCCACATCACAAAGCCCCCGTGCTTTACCCTCCTGGTATTCCGCCGCATCCTCTTCTTTCCTAGCCTGCTTTTCGATGTCACGCTTAATACGATCCGCCATCGTGATCCAGTCTTCGGCATCCGCCGCTGTAGGACTCACAATGTCCTCGAACCGATCCTTGCCTCCCAATAGCTTGTAGAACTCCGAGATGCTAGGCTCTGAACCCGTGAGACTTACTAAGGCCTTAATTCGCTTAGCATCCGCCGCATCATCACTCTTGAGACCAGGATCTACGAGCTCGGCAATGGAAAGCTTACCCTCGAGCGTTTCGACTTCGAGTTCTCCCAGTCTGCGAGTTGACCGGCCAACCGTAATAGTAGCCCCCAGTCCCGAGACTGACCCTTTCAGAGCTCCATCTCGCACCGATAACTTTCCCTTGCCATTAGCAAGCGACTCGACCGCCTCCAAACTATTGCTTTTTCCGACGCCATTCCGACCGGACAAAACAACCAAACCACCCTCTTCGGGTACTGGGATGACCAGTCGCTCGACCGGACCAATGTTTTCAATTTCGATTGTCGACATAATTACTTAGGAACCTCTACAGTCTCAGTGGTGGTAATGGTTTCAAACCCGTGCATCTCAGCTAGCTTGCTAGTAAGCTTGCTCGTTTTGTTCGTGTGTTCGATCGACTCAACCGGCTGGCTGTCGATCGTCATAAAATCGTGGTCGGCTTCTTGGTCTGCCTTCAGCGCTCGAACGGCTTCGGTATCATCCACGACGCACCAGCCGCGATTGATCGCATAATGAAGCGCTGTCTTCATCGCTTGCTCAACCGGCCAAGCGTGCCAAGGGCTTGATTCTTTGGCCCAATCGTTACCCGGCTTTTCCGCATAAATAAACGAATCGGAAGTGTCACGGCGGGCGTGAATAAGCTTCTTTGCGACCCATCCGGTACACAGAACCTTACCGCTATCCAGCTTGCGAACCACAACCACAACGCCACGTAGCTCTGAGTCATTCGTAGGTGGATTGTCCAAGTCGCGAGACTCAACCACGACATCGCCACTTTCCTCAACCTTTAGCTTGTCGCTGTAGCTGATCGGTATCGCAACCATGTGCATCCCGGCCCGATTCGCCAGGGCATTAACACCCCGGTGAGAAAGTTGGTATTGCAACTGCGGCTCTTCGCCTTTTCGCGGTCGCCTTGGAATCGCATAGGCCAATGCTGTCGAACCCGTGCTTGGCATGATCCCAGTCAAAGCACTGATCGCAATAACTTTTGCCACGCTCTGCAAAGTGCAAGCATAAAACTCTTCTGGCTTCTTTGCCGCCGCTGCTGATGCGCTCAACGCCACGGCAATTCGCCCAGTCGCTTCCTTAGCTCGCTCCTCCCCTACCCAATCCTTGAGCATTGACAAAGCTAGGTTAGTGCTCGCTTCGCGGAATGCTGCCGCTGGTGACTTTTTTTGCAATTGTGGTTTTGTTGGTGATTCTGCTGTGCTCATTTCTTGCCCTTCTTTGGTTTGCTGACTCGTAAAACTCGGAAATCGCATGGCTCAACTGTGTAGCCCTTACGATGTTGGCTGTAGTAGCTAATGGACCGGCCAGTGACTGGACACACTCCTTCTTCCGCGTCTCCGAGCTCGAGAAGCAGGTTCTTGTCGATGTTCTTTAATTGCGACTCCAGAGCCTTGATTTCTTCTTTGATCACTTCTCTAGAGCTGAGCAGGTCGCCGCAATGCTCTGGCAGAACCACGACTTTATTAGGCGTTTTTCGCAGTCGCTTCACGACTTCGAACGATGCCTTATCACGGCTTGGCTCGACCCCCTGAACAATGTGACGCTCCCACCAATCGCTCAGGATGTTACCGATCTGCTGATGCGCTAAGGGTGATGTCGCAATCTCATACTTGACTACGCCACGCCCAGGAATCAACGCGAACAGGTAGCCAACGTCGGCCCCGGTGCAAATCAATTGAGCATGCACTTGAACTAAGTAGTTGTCGGGTACATGGTCTGTGCCTTCGTCCCCCCAATCCCCGTAAACAGGACCAACAAGGCCGGTCGTCTTTGCCTCAACCGGCCTTTCCGTGTTGACCGTGATCGCATCGCATGTCGATATTAGGGGAAGACCAATCGCTGGAACACTGACGTTGCGTTCCAGCTTTCCCAGCTCTGCCTCCGCAACATCGAGAACCGCAGCTTCGAAACTGTTACCTAGTCTCGTTGCATCGTTGCCTTCCCAGGCTTCTACACGTCCCGTCTTGTCGGCCCATATGTCCCACTGACTAGACCACGGCGATATACCAAGAATGGCTGCCACCTCGGAAGCTCCGATTGCCTTTCGTCGTTCTTCAAGCCATGCGGCTCGGTCAGTTTGAACACTGCTCATGCTGCCACCTCTCTAGCGTGGTGGAGGATGATTTCCATATCGCCAAAAAGGTACTCGGTTTCATGCCATACACACGAACCATGGTGAACTTGCTTAAACGATTCTTCCCCGCCAAACAGTTCCATGATGGATTTTCTCGCTTGTTGCGGAACGCTGTGGACATGGACCTTCACGTTTGCGTGGAGCGGTATCCGCTCGAAGAGATTCGCAATCTTTCGAAGCTCGATCGCGAGCAATTGGTTAGAAGTAAGATCGCTCACGCTGCACCCCCTTCCTGCTCCTTACGAAGCTGCCTGATCGCTTCGTAGACTTCTTCGCGATGCACGGGAACACTGTTCGGCGCGTCGATTCCGAGGCGAACCTTATCGCCCCGGATGTCCACCACTCGGATGATGATCTCATCGCCAATCCGAATACTCTGGTCGGTTTTTCTAACTAAAACTAACATTTCCATTCTCCTAGGTTCCGAAACTTCCCCACCCGCCACAGTTGACGGGTGAGGAACAAAAACTCCCTGCCACGGGAAATCGGGGGAGCGGGAATCGAACCCGCGTAGATCGGCTTATGAGACCGATGGTTGATCCATCACAACTTCCCCCCACTAAAAGCCCGACCGGTCACGCCCAACCGATCGAGCCAACACGCCTGACACAGGCAGTGTGCTAACTCCCAGCCAAAGCTTGGCGGGCCTCTATGGTCACTGGATTGCTAGGCTTGCGTCCGCCGGGATCCGCTGCGGCCCATTTGCCCTCAGCAACACGATCGTTGTCAGTGAAATCGCCCCTGCTGATGGCTCTGTAAGTGGCCCTTGCGCACTTTTCGTGACACTTGCGAATCACCCTGCCATAAAGCGGTTTCATACATGCGTAACAAAGGCCTTCTTTGTCACACTTGCTAATCCTCAATTTGGCTTCCCGATTCATGACAACCCACCTTGTGACGTTGATCTTTACTCTCATGAATGCACCCCAAAGTTCCGAAGTAACCATCCATGACTGACGCAAGTATTGCTTTGTAATTGCGTTGTGTCAACAGTTATGTTTATAGTTTTTACAACGAACGATTCGATTAAAGACACAAGTCTTTTTGCAGCAAGGACTTGCGGTTGACGAAAAATTGTCAAGAATCGTTGACATGGACTTGCTAAAACTTCGACAGCATCTCAAATCAATCATTCTCGACCTGCAATCAGTGCTAGCCGAACTAGAGCCGACGGCTGTCGATCGACCAGAAGAACCAGCGCGAACAACTTGCCCTGTTTGTGCAGAAACATTGGGTGATGGAACGCGAATCGTTCGTGGAGTCCATGAACGTTGCTATCAAAGACTGCGACGCGAGTGTCGTCTTGCTGACGCGGAATTGTCCGGCATTCTCCTTCCCAAGGAAAAGACCGGTCGGAAGACAAAGATTAACCTCGATGAAGTGCTCTTGAATGCGAAAAGCATTGAAGCGTTGGCCGTCCAGAAAACCACCGAACACCGCAAGAAATCCAAATCCTAGGAGATCCGGATGCCCGAGAAACCAAAGATCCAGATCAAGCAAACGCCTGAATGGTACGTGATGGGAACAGATGGAGTGACCTACGGACCATTCGAGATTAGCCAAATATCTGACTACATCAAACAGGGAAGGATCACAGCAGATACCAGAGTTCAGCATCCTAAACATACTGGTGGCGTCTGGGAGTTCGCCTCCAAGGTATCATTCCTGTCGCAGTTTTTTCGAGCACCATCGCCTCCACAGCAGCAAATCGACCTATCTCAGGTTCAGTCTCGAGTTGCATCGAAGAGCGATACCTCAGGTAAATTCATGGATCTTTTCGATTTGTCCTTTAAACGATTTGCAACGCCCTGGGTCGTTAGGATATTGTGGGTCCTATTTTTAGTTTTATGGCTAGTCATCGATGTTCTTTTACTTCTGACAGTGTTTTCATCGTTTCTTGTTTCAATCAAGGAGGCGTTTAGCGGAGACCCTGATCGCTTGGTAGCTATGATTCCCTCTTTGATGATTTTGGCTCCAGTATTCCTGATCTACAAAGTTGGATCGCTTTTGCTTTTCCGCCTAGCGTGCGAAGGTCTGATCATCATCTTCGACATCCGCAACCAACTGATTCTGCTCCGAGAATCGCGGTAGGACACACCCAAGGGGCACGCCGCTTACATACCCGCTTAGATATCGATAGCAACAGTTACCACTGAGGATAGCAAGTTTCCTGCAAGTGCTTACTTGACAACATTATGGGTCACGACGGGCAGCGTCAAATTGGTAAGATATGGTTCCTTCCACGGGATCTAGTAGTTTTGTGAAATTGTCCAGCCCTCGTGCAGACACATAGGCGAAACACTGAATTCTTGCATTGGGAAACGATTCTTTCACCTTAACGTAGGATCCAATGAAAGTTTCGCCTCGTGTTACAACATCGTCTACCAAGGTGATTGAAGTTGCATTTCCATAGAGCAAGGTTTACTTCGTATCCACCGACATTGTGTTTACGTGGTCAATAGCGTTTGCGCGTGAACCCCTAGGAGAGTAAGCAGATTTTACAACGGGAGTGTGGCGAATTAGGCACGGGCAAACTGCTTCTCCAAGTCCATGCTTTACAAGAGAGTCACAGATGTTGAAGGGAACCCAAAGCCCTCCAGCAACTCTTGGGGAGCTGCTGGGGACAGGAACTAGAATTGTCGATTTGTTCAAGAACTCAGAAATGAATGGAAATTCTTGCCTTAGTTCAACAATTCTTTGGGCTACATATGGGATTATGCGTCTACCACCAACAAACCCATCACGTTTAATCGCGTCGACATTGCTGGCCGCTTTTATTCGGTCAGCGTCGCCATTTCTACGTTTTGAGTCGTAGGTTAGGATCGAGCAGAATCGAACACTAGAGGGAAACGGCATCGCACCTCAACGGAACAAACTGTAGTAACTCTTCCACGCCCAACTTGTCACACGAAATTGGCGATGCACCATACTTCATTAATTCTGTTGGCCATTTCAGCGATTTATCACCAAGGATTTCTTCACTAATGAATAACGGCCTACCGAGCCGAAGCGATTCCCAACCTTGATGTAGCGATCCGCTTTCGTCAGCAGCTTCAACAATCAAAGTTGCATCAGCGATCAAAGCCATCGTTCGGTTGCGCTGTGGGAAGCAAGACGGATAGGTGCGACTTCCTATTGGAAACTGAGAAATCAAAAGATGTTCTTCGGCAATCAAGTTTTGAAGTGCTTGGTGCTTAGCCGGATAACACTTATCGATTGGCGTGCCAATAATCGCGATGGTTCGACCATTGGCCTGGATACATCCGTCATGTGCAGATTTATCCACTCCCTCTGCAAGACCGCTTACAACCACAACGTTTTCTGCAGCAAGCATACGAGCGAACGTATACGCTCGCTGGGAACCGGCCTTAGAAACTTTTCTAGAACCTACTATCGAAACCCGAGGCCCTCCCCGAAGAATCGACACATCGCCCTTCACAAAAAGCTCAGCGGGAGCATTCTTGGTCTCAACATCATTTAATGGGCCAAGAAGACCTGTTGCGGTGTATCTTTTCATACATGGATACTACTGGCAGAAAGAAAAAAACGCAAACTTAATCACCGGTCAAATCGATACCAAAATTTTTTCCCATCGTTAAGGTCAGTTTTGGTTAGCACGTATCTCCCTAAAATTTAGCCTAGTCGGTTTATTTGACAATCTTCCACCCCTCAGGCATCGGCCTGCCATGTGGCCACATCACACACCCGGCTCGCTCATCACGTTTGAACCAGAGAATTGAGAACCTCGCAGCCTCCTGTGGCTTGACCTTTCGAGCGATGATCAAGAAATCTCCATTCGGCTCAGCAATTAGGACATCCGCATAGTAATTTCGAATTCGCACTTTCCAACCTCGATCGAGTGCACGTTTCGCGTACTCCCTCGCCCGATCCCACTTGCAAGCCACAATTTTACGCTCAATCTCATCTCGTTTCGCAATCACTTCCCACATTCTCCGCTTGCCTTTCTAATGTTCGGGTAACCACATTCTGATCTATTTTTCCTGTTGAGCAGATTTTGCTAGCGTCACTGACACCTTTGGTCCGCGATGTTTTTACCAGGAAAATTCCTAGGTATTCTCCGAGTCGGATTGTGGAAAGCTTGTTCATGGAATCCGGTAACCGCTTGACCGAGAAGATTTATCCGCCTAGCATGAAGGGAACCTCCTAGCGAAAACTCCCTGCCACTTGTTTTCAATAGGATGCAAAATGAGTGAGTTACCCGCACTGGATCACGTCTACACGATCCAAGAATTGGCGGACCATCTTAAGGTTTCGCCCTACACAGTCGCGTCTCTAATCGACTCTGGTCGGTTAAAGTCGCTGCCTAATCTTTCGGCCAGCACAAAGAAAAGAATCAGGCGGGTAACTCATTCTGCTTTGCTTGAGTTCCTGAGCCAGGAAGCAGAGCCAAAGCATCGAAAAAAGGAATTGCCATTGCCTCCACCGTCGCAACGAAGGTTGAAGTTAGCCAAATGACAGGTAGTTGTGATTACGGGAGTGGCAATTCACTATTGCCGATCGCCACATCAAATTTATTGTTTCGTCCTTTCGACCGCAATCCTAACAGCCTCCAATCGCATCGGATCGTCACAAGCATCGAGGTGCGAATACACCTTTGCTACCATCGTGGAATCCTTGTGACCAAGTAATGCAGCCACGGTGGGCATTGAAGCCCCATGCAATAGTGATTCAGTTGCAAAGGTATGCCGATAGGCATACATCACCAAAGATGGATCGAGTTTCAATTCGACCTTCATTCTAGAAAACCGCCGCACAAGCCCATCTTTCTTCCAGGCTTCTCCAGTTGGAGAGCGAAACAAAGGTCCACTCGGTCGAGAGTGAGAGAGAATCGAAACCAGAGTCTTCAAACAGGGCGAGGGCCTAACGATTAACTTTTTGCCGGTTTTCTTTCCCGTCTTATGACGGGCGAAAACCCAATCCCCATGGTTGGTCACGTGTTTGGCAGTAAGCTCGCGAATCTGTACTGGCCGGACCCCTGAATGCCATAGCGCAATTAACACCAGACCAAAAGGCCTACGGTTCTTCCTGCCGGTCCTGGTTGCCTTAACGCATCGTTCGTGAGTAGCTCGGTCTATAAGCACAATCCGAGGTTCCGGCGTTTCGGAACGATGAAGGAGAATGTCGGAGGCTGGTATCCATCCTTGCAGGTGAGCCCATCGGTACGCACGAAGCACAAATTGGGCCGCGTCACGCTTCCGAGCCACCGACCAAGTGTATTCCTTCACGCCCCGCTTTCGTTTCGTATTGAGCCATTTGTCGAGCTCAAGGCAGGTTACATCTCTGAGTCGTCGCGTAGGTCCGAAATGGTTAGCAAACGAAGAGAGGAGTGATACTGCTTTTTGGTATCGTTCTTTGGAGGCCTGGATTTCGTAGAAGGCCAACCAACGTTCAAAGATCGCTTCGACGGTGGCATCTTGATGTTTGTAGTCCGCCATGGCACGCATCCGTTCCCACAAATCAAAGGCTGTTTGTTCGACCGGATCAAGACGGATGTTTGCTCCACGATCATCCTTGATGTACCAGCACTTCCTTGCCTTCCAAAAAAACGGTTTCTTCATGCTTGGTGTCCTCAAAAAGTAGGGGAGCAAGCTTACCCAGGAAAGATGACACGTCAGGTCACTTAGTACGGGTCAAGAAAAGTTTAGTATCAATTTTGGTATCAGATACTAAACGGAGCTGACGCCGAAGATAGGTTTCATCAAGGAAAAACCTAGTACCCCCGGCAAGGTTCGAACTTGCGACCTCAGCTTTAGGAAAGAGGCTCCCAAGTGAATATCCTCAAAATTCACTGGAGTTTCTACTTTGTGCACCGTGGAAAACTTGTTGAAATTGCCACGTCACGCAGCCGATAGTATCAATTTGGTATCAGTGTCTAACCCATCGAGATCTGCTGTATTGCCACTCTGGCCCCTCTAGGGAATCTCGAAAAGCTGGGGTTGCGTATTCGATCGCAATTCCAAGGTTCTCTGCTATCCATCGCTGACCAAAAAACCAATCTTCATTGTGCCAGTTTTGCTTGTGATTGCGATGGAACAGTATCGGAGAATGAACGATGTTTAACTTAATGCCATGATGACGCATTAGCGCGGGAACTGCATAGTCCCACATCGCATGCCCAATCGCAAACGGGAAATCGTCCGGAAGTAACATTGCTTGCTTCGGGGTGAAACTGAAGGCATCCAGACCATAGCGGAACTCCGTGACAACGTAGGGGCTTTCTATGTCGTAATTCCATCGCACCCCCACAAATTGCGTTGACTCATCGACCTGTAACCAATCGTTAGATCCTCGTAGTTCACAATCGGAGTTGATTAACAAAACTGCTCTGTCGAGTTCGACGGCTGTTCGTGCTAACTCTTGGATACGTTGCGTTGGGTAAGCGAAGCATGTCGCGACCTCATTCGACGATATGAACTCGACCGTCGGAAAATGCTCTTTCAACACGGCAATCTCTTCGTCGGTATTCTTTGCAAACACCTGCAATCCAAAACGTTCCCAAGATTGAACGCACTTTTGCTGATTTTCCAGACTGTGCCTATTGGGGGACAAGGCAGTTATGGCAACAATGTCGTTTCTCTTAGCGTTCTCCACATTCCTGAGATTGTAAATGTTCATTACCTCGGTGAGCTCGAAGTTGTCCTTACCAAGCTTTTTGTTGACTGCTGACTTCAATCGCCATTTCCACTCGAACGATACCGTCTTGCCTGGATGATTAGATTGTAAAAACGACTCGTAAAAGCTCTTGCAATCGCAACCATAACTAGGAATTCCACGAGACCATTCACACAGATCATCAAAACTATGCACTTTTCCAAAGAGATCGTCCCAGAGTTGACGGCCTTTGACCGCTAGTTCCTCACGACTCTGAACAACACGGTATCGTTTCTTTCGATCTCCTTCGTTACGCTGCCCTGGACCACGGTTTTCTTCCCATGCTTGAAAATACTCTGGTTTGGTTCGA